AATTAAAGCATACGCGCAAGACCCTATTGCAAGACAAAAGAAAACAAGATATGCTGAAACAGTATTATCTGATATGTTTAATAGACAAAATTTAGAACAGCTAGGCCAAGAAACAGGAATGAACTTTTTTTCTGTGCCGGATCCTAGTGCACTTCCCAAAGATAAAGAAGAGTTTGAAGTTTACATGCAGCTTAACTACAAAGAGTCTGTAGAAATAGCATTAGAAGAACTTATAAATAATACATTAGACAAAAATAAATACGATGAAGTTCGTAAGCGTTTTATTTATGATTTAGTTACATTAGGTATTGGCGCTGCTAAAACAGAATATAATAGATCTAGCGGCTTGCGCACAAAGTATGTTGACCCTGCTAATTTAGTTTATTCATATACAGAAGATCCTAATTTTGATGATTTGTATTATGTAGGTGAAGTAAAACAAATATCGTTATCTGAATTAGCTAAACAGTTTCCATATTTAACTGAATCTGATTTAGCCCAAATACAAAAGTATCCTGGCAACAACGATTATATAAGAAATTATTTTGGCCAAAACGATAACAATACTATTAGCGTTTTATATTTTGAGTATAAAACATATGAAAAGCAAGTATTCAAAATTAAGAAAACTGAGTTTGGATTAGAAAAAGCTTTAGAAAAGCCTGATACATTTAATCCGCCTGAAAATGATAACTTTGATAGAGTCGAAAGAACAATTGAAGTATTATATACAGGAGCTAAAATATTAGGTCACGAAAAAATGCTTTCTTGGGGTCTTGCAGAAAATATGACACGCCCTAATTCGAATTCGCCTAAAGTTGAAATGAATTATACTTTAGCCGCGCCTAGAATGTATAAAGGACGCATAGAGTCATTGGTTAGCCGTATTACAGGTTTTGCTGATATGATACAACTAACGCATTTAAAGTTACAACAAGTAATGTCTCGTATAGTTCCAGATGGTGTATATGTAGATGTTGATGGCTTAGCAGAAGTTGATTTAGGTAATGGCACAAATTACAATCCAGCAGAGGCGCTTAATATGTATTTTCAAACTGGTAGTATAGTTGGTAGATCATTTACGCAAGATGGCGATATGAATCCTGGCAAAGTGCCAATTCAAGAATTACAGACATCTTCAGGCCAAGGCAAAATTGCATCACTTATTAATACATATCAGTATTATCTACAAATGATACGTGATGTAACCGGGTTAAATGAAGCGCGCGATGGAAGCCAGCCAGATAAAAATGCATTAGTTGGATTACAAAAACTTGCAGCAGCAAATTCAAATACTGCTACAAGACATATATTACAAGCCGCTTCATATATTACGCTTCGCTTATGTGAAAATATTTCACTAAAAGCAAAAGATATATTTGAATTCGCGCTTACAGAAGAAAGCTTAATACAAAGCATTAATGAATTTAATGTAAATACGCTGGCAGAAATATCAAATTTGCATATGCATGATTTTGGTATTTACCTACAGCTAGAACCAGACGCAGAAGAAAAGCAAAGTTTAGAAATGAATATACAGGCTGCTTTACAATCAGGCTCTATATATTTGGATGATGCTATAGAAATACGTAATATTAATAATATTAATTTAGCTAATAAGTATTTACGTATTAAACGTCAGAAAAAACAAGAGGCTGATCAACAAGCGCAACAAGCAAATATTCAAGCACAAGCGCAGGCTAATGCTCAGGCCTCAGAAGCGGCAGCAACCGCGGAAATGCAAAAGCAACAAGCACTTACTGAAAGTAAATTGCAACTTGAACAAGGTAAATCTCAATTTGAAATTGGGAAAATGGAGCGCGAAGCAGAAATTAAAATGCGTTTAATGGAATTAGAATTTAATTTTAATAAGCAATTAGCCGAAGCACAAGCGGAAGTTATAAAAGCAAAAGACGCATATAAAGAAGATCGTAAAGACGAACGAACTAAAATACAAGCAAGTCAATCATCTGAACTGATTGATCAAAGAAAAAACGACACAGCACCTAAGAAATTTGAATCTGCAGGATTTGATGTATTAGGTGGTTTTGACTTAGGGCAATTTGATCCTAAGTAATATTTTTTATTAATTATATATTATTTTATCATGGCGGAAGCAGTAAAAACAGAAGGGGAATTTAAAGTAAAGCCCCGCAAAATGAAACAATTGACAGAAACACCCGAAACAATTAAAGTAGATTTGTCAAAAAAACCGGAAGAACAACCAGAAACGAGTGATACCATTAAGGTAGACCTTACTAAAAAAGAAGAAGATGCCGTTCAAGTCGATACAACAGATGAGGGCAATGCTACTATCGAAGAATCCAAAGACGAAGCAAGTAGCGAAGAAGTGGCTGAAGAAGTACGGACCACCGAAGAAGAGCCGGTAATACAAGAAATAACAGAAGAGGAAGTACAAGAGCAAACTGAAACTTTGCAAGGGCAAGTTAACGAAGCCGTACAACAATCTGTTGAACAAAATATTAACCTACCTGAAAACATTGAAAAAGTTGTAAACTTTATGAATGAAACGGGTGGTACATTAGAAGACTATGTTAGGCTAAACGCTGACTATTCTAATGTTGACAATAACACGCTTTTAAGAGAATATTATCTTCAAAGCAAACCTCATCTAGACGCGGAAGATGTATCGCTTCTTTTAGAAGACTTTACATGGGATGAAGATATAGATGACGAAAAAGATATTCGCAAGAAAAAAATTGCGTATAAAGAAGAAGTTGCAAAAGCCAAAGGTTTTTTAGAAAGCTTAAAAGATAAATACTACGACGAGATCAAGTTGAGACCGGGCGTAACTCAAGAGCAGAAAAAAGCAGTTGACTTTTTCAATCGATACAATGAGGAGCAGCAAATTATACAGCAGCGTACAGATGATTTCCAAAATCGTACTAAAGGCTTATTTAACCAAGAATTCAAAGGTTTTGATTTCAAATTGGGTGAAAAAAAGTTTAGATACGGTTTAAAGGATAATTCTTCTGTTGCAGAAACCCAATCAGACCTTAATAACTTTGTCAAGAAGTTCTTGAACGAACAAGGAGAAGTGTCAGATTTAACTGGGTATCATAAAGCTTTATATGTGGCTAATAATCCAGACCGAGTAATAAATCATTTTTACGAGCAAGGTAAAGCAGATGCAATACGTGAACTAAATGCTAAGTCAAAAAACATTAGCAATGAACCACGGCAAACGCAAAGCGGCGACGTATTTATTAATGGTTTAAAGGTTAGGGCTATTACTGGTGCTGATTCTACGAAACTTAAAATAAAACGAAAACTTAAAAATTAAAATAAATGGCACTATCACCATTGTTTGGGGACATTAACCCAACATTACAAAAACAAGCTACCAGCGGAAACTACCTAGATTTTACTAGTGGTGCTGGTAATGATTTCTCTCAGCAGTACCTTCCTGAGATTTATGAAGCTGAAGTAGAGCGTTATGGAAACCGTACGCTTTCTGGCTTTTTAAATATGGTTGGCGCTGAGATGCCTATGACTTCTGACCAAGTTATATGGAGTGAGCAAAACCGCTTACACATTTCTTACGATGCATGTACACTTACAGCTACTGACAGCGCTGAACTTACTATCCAAGATAGTGATGGTTCTGTAGGAGCTGGAAAACCACACGCAATTCGCGAAAATGCTTTAATCGTTATTTTAGATCCAGCAACTGGAACTGAGTATAAAGCAATTGTAAAAGGAGCTATTACAGATACTACTATAAAAGCGCACCCTTTTGGAGCTGCTGCTTGGGACGGAACAACTGCAGCCTCTGCAGGACTTAAAGTATTTGTATTTGGTTCTGAATTTGGAAAAGGAACTGCCGGAATGCAAGGATCTGTTGAGCCTTCTTTCACACAATTTTCTAACTCACCTATTATCATTAAAGATAAATACGGAATTAACGGATCTGACACAGCTCAGATTGGTTGGGTAGAAGTTGCTACTGAAGATGGAACATCTGGATACCTATGGTATTTGAAAGCTGAATCAGAAACTCGTCTACGCTATCAAGATTATCTTGAAATGGCAATGGTTGAGTCTGAAAAAGTTGACGATACATTAGCGGGTATTTCTGCAAATAGCAAAAACGCTAAAGGTACTGAAGGTTTATTTGCGGCTATTACTAAACGTGGTAACGTATATGGAGCTTTCCCAGCTGACCTTGATTCATTCGATACAATTCTTAAAAACCTAGATGGCCAGGGTGCTATTGAAGAAAACATGCTTTTCTTAGATAGAGCTACAAACCTTGCGTTTGATGATATGCTAGCGGGTCTTGACGGTGGAAGCACTGGTTCAGGTTCTGCATATGGTGTATTTGAAAACTCACAAGAAATGGCATTGAATCTTGGGTTTACAGGATTCCGTAGAGGTTCTTATGATTTTTACAAAACTGACTGGAAATATCTAAACGATGCTTCTACTCGTGGTGCTGACTCAAGCTTTGCTGGAGGACAAAACCCCGAAGGTGACGCAATTGACGGAGTGCTTGTTCCAGCTGGTACATCAACTGTATATGACCAAATCCTTGGTACTAACATTCGTCGTCCATTCCTTCACGTACGTTACCGTGCTTCTGAGGCTGATGATCGTCGTATGAAAACTTGGATCACTGGTTCTGTTGGTGGAGCATATACAAGCGACGTTGACGAAATGAACGTACACTTCTTATCTGAAAGATGTTTGTGTGTTCAAGGAGCCAACAACTTTGTATTGTTGAAATCAGTATAATCACTTTTTAATAATTACCCTCGTCTTATTGATGGGGGTAGTTATTATTTTTATTAACATTTTTATTTTATTATATCATGGCGAAAGAAAGTCAAGCAGAAGAAATTATTGAGGTTGCGCCTCAAAAAAAGACTAAGGCTAAAAAAGAAGAGCCTAAAAAACCACAATGGGAAATTAAAGATAGGCATTACTATTTAATAGGTAAGCAACCTTTAACATTTACAATTCCATCAAGACACAGTAGGAAACGTAGTTTACTTTGGTTTGATCCAGAAAAAAACGAGCAAAGAGAACTTAGATATGCTACTAATCAAAATTCACCTTTAAAAGATGAGCAAAAAGGCGAAGCAACACTTGGGCATATTATGTTTAAGGACGGACATTTATTTGTTCCTAAGCAATACCAAGCATTACAAAAACTATTATCAATTTATCATCCCGGATTAAACAGGATATATAGCGAGCAAGATGATATTGCCGAAGCTGTTGATCAGGTTGAAAGTATTGAACTAGAATTAGAAGCGCTTAATTTAGCTACAACTATGGACATTGATATGGCAGAAGCTATTGTTCGTGTTGAAATTGGCAGTGGGGTTTCTAATATGAGCTCAAAAGAATTAAAACGTGATTTATTATTATTTGCAAAACGTAATCCAAGATTGTTTATAGATCTTGCAAATGATGAAAATATTCAGCTCCGTAATTTTGCTATTAGAGCAAAAGAACTAGGAGTTGTTAATTTATCACAAGACCAGCGCATATTTAGCTGGGCAAGCAACGGTAAAAAACTTATGACCGTTCCATTTGACGAAAACCCATACTCGGCATTTGCTGCATATTTGCAAACAGATGAAGGCGTGGAAGTATATAAGTCAATTGAGAAAAAGTTTGCATAACGCGTAATATTAATTTAGAGCGGTAGCGTTATGTTATCGCTCTTTATTAAAAACAAATAAATAACAAATGGCTATAAATATAAACGACGTATACAAAAGTGTACTGGTTGTTTTGCAACAAGAAAAAAGGGGTGTGCTTACACCTACTGAGTTTAATAAAATTGCTACTCAATCACAGCAAGAAATATATAATCAATATTTTGATGATTTAAATCAGTTATTAAGACTTCCTCAAACTACATTAGCTTATGCGGATAGATTTGCTTTATTAGATGAAAAAATATCTTTATTTAAAAGAACAAAAAATGAAAATACTGATGCTAATACTCAAATTACATTAACTAATGTTCAAGAGCTAGGTTCTGTTGTTTACTTTGAAACGCCAACTACAGCCGGCAGAGAAGCGCAAAGAATACAAAAACAGGATGTTTATACTGTTAACCAATCCCCACTTACTGAGCCTACAAAACATTATCCTGTTTATACTTACGAAAATAATATTATACAGACGTATCCTGATAGCATTGGTGTAGGGCCTGGCAATCCAAACCCACAACCGGGTGATCTCTTTAATTTTCAAATTAATTATTTAGCATTTCCAGAAGATCCGATTTGGGGATTTGATATTGAACCTAATTTAGGTAATTATATTTATAATGAAGTAAAGTCAACAAATTTTGAAATCCATCAATCTGATCAACCTTTATTAATAGATAAAATATTAGGGTATGCAGGGGTAATGACTAGAGATCAATTAGCATTGTCTATAGCCGCACAAAAAGAACAACAAATAACGGTAGATAACCAAAAATAATAAGAAATGGCAAATTTAAGCGATGCGTTTATATCAATTAATGATATTGTAAACAACTTTTTAATATCATATACCGGACCTGGCAAAATAATTCCAGATAGCAAAAGAACTGAAGTTGTATTTCATGCTAGAAGATGTTTACAAGAGTTTGCTTACGAAACTTTAAAAAGCCAGATGACAGATAATACAGCTACTGTGCCGTCCGCGCCTGCTACATATAGTTTTCCAAGCGATTTAGTTGCTATAATAAAAGTTATAATAAATGAAGTAGAGGCAACAGAGTCTGCAGACGCCAGCCCAGCTGCGGGCGAATATTATCCTAACTATGTAAACAAAACGATACTATTTAATTTAGCTGACGCAAACGAACCTCTACAATTTGATTATTTATCAAACGCACTTACCACAGATGAAACTGCGGCAATTCCAAAACTAGCGGAAGAAGCAATGTATGCATGCATGATCTATGCCGTTCTTGCTAATAGAGAAAACACAAATCCAAATGTGTTGCAAAGATTACTTATAGAAAAAACAGATAAGCTAGAAAAAGCTAAATCAAGATTAGTATTTACTAATTTTTAAAAAATAAATAATGTCAATAAACGTAGATACCGTATACAGAACTGTCTTGTTGGTAATGAACAAGGAGCAGCGCGGCTACTTGACACCTGAAGAATTTAATAAAATAGGTGAACAGGCGCAGTTTGAAATATTTAATTCATATTTTGAAGAATTAAATCAACAACTACGCGCACCTGAAAACGACAGCGAATACGCCAACAGGGTAAGAGGTTTAGAAGAAAAACTTGAATACTTTAAACAAACACCAACAGCTTTGACGTTTGTAGGAGCAAGCGGCCCTTCATCACAATTTTTTTTACCACCCCAAAGTAACACTTTTGTTAGCAGTCAAAGTATAACAACCACTACTGATCAAGTTTACGCTTTAACGATACCACCTCAGGATGTTAAAGATGGCACAATAAATGTATTTTTAGACGGTAATATATTAACTAATATTACTGATTATATTATATCTACAGATGGCACAAGCATTCAGCTAACAGCAATTCCTACGCCTGGTGAAACTTTACAAATAAATGTATTTAAAAATAATTTTTATAAATTAGGCACAGTTATATATAACAACCCTACGCCTGAAGAAAGCGTAATACAGATAGAAGAAGTTGATAGGATTAAATTATTAAAGTTAAATAATTCAAGTTACAGCAAACCTGATAAAAATACGCCGGTATATGTATATGAAAATAATAAATTATTTATTCGGCCTACAAGTATTGCTTCTGATGTAATTGCAAGCTTTATTAGAAAGCCTATTGCACCTAAATGGGATTTTACTGTAAATACTACTACGCAAGCATATGTATATAATTATAATACTAGCGTAAACTTTGAATTAGACGCAATAGAGCAAACTTCGCTTGTTATACGAATATTACTTTACGCAGGTGTTGTTGTTAAAGATCCTCAAGTAGTACAAATTGCAGCAAGTCAAATACAACAAGAACAAGCAAACGAAAAAAGTTAATAAATGGCTATACCGAACGGCGGGTTAATAACCCAAACTAACGAACAATATTACGACGGAAACGATTACGGCAGCTATAAGTATACATCGATGAATGATGTTATTAATAACTTTTTAATTAGCTATGTAGGCGATGATAAAATATTTCCTGCTGTAAAACGAACTGATGTAGTGTTTCACGCTAAGCGTGCGATGCAAGAGTTTAGCTACGATACTTTAAAAAGTATAAAATCGCAAGAGCTTACTGTGCCTAATAATTTAACATTAGCTATGCCTCAAGATTACGTAAATTACGTAAAACTTTCTTGGGTTGATAGCTTAGGTGTAAAACATATTATTCAACCAACTAGGCTTACTAGTAATCCAAGCGAAATACCATTACAAGACGGTAATGGTATACCTGCGCAAGATAATACTGAGGAAAACATAACAGGAACTTCAATTACAGAGGAGCGCTGGGCAGAAGCTGATACAAAGAAAATAACAGGTGTTTATGACCCTTTCTTTGAAGATGCTGATACTTATATAGCTCCTGATTATAAAACTACATACGGGCAGCGATTTGGACTCACACCTGAATCTACACAGATCAACGGTTGGTTTACAATAGATGACAGCGAGGGCAAATTTTCTTTTTCAAGCAATTTAGTAGACAAAGTTATTATACTAGAATACATATCCGATGGGCTTGCATATACAGAAGACACTAAAATCCCTAAACTAGCCGAAGAGGCTTTTTATGCATATATAGCTTATGCAATAGCCGCTGTACGCCCAACTATTCCAGAATATATAATTAATCGTTTTAAAAAAGAAAAGCGCGCAAAACTTAGAAACGCTAAGCTTAGAATATCTAATATTAAGATAGAAGAAATTACACAGGTATTTAGAAATAAATCTAAAATAATTAAACACTAATGCCAGAAGCTAAAAATACTTTCCTAAAGGCAAAAATGAATCAAGACCTGGATGACAGGTTATTGCCAAATGGTGAATATAGAACTGCTCAGAATGTACTTGTTGGTAAATCTGAAGAAGACAGTGTAGGTACTTTGCAAAATATTAAAGGCAATGAAATACTTGATAGCTTAACAAGACCTGCTAATTCTTTTATTATTGGGTATTTAATGGATACTACTAAAAATAGAATATACGCATTTTTTACCGATAATGCTAATAATCATTCAATACGGTACCACAATATAAATACTGATGGGTGGACTATATTAGCAGAAGGCGGCTTTTTAAATTTTAACACAAACTTTCCAATTTTAAATATAAATCTTTTAGAAGATTTATTATTTTGGACAGATAACAATAACCAGCCTAGAAAAATAAATGTTACTCATAGCCTAGGTTACTACACAGACGAGCACCAAATAAGTGTTGCTAAATATAATCCATATGAACCTATATCGCTTGTAAAGCAGGAAATAGAAGAAGTTATTAGTGTAACTAACTTGTCTGAATTTGAAGTTGCTGAAAATGCAGGTATTACCGAAGGTATGATTGTATTGTCTAAAAGAGAATCCGCGTCTGAAATAACAGCTGTTAATTATATTACAGTGCAAGATGCAACTACCACAAACGGTATTACTACAGTAACTTTATCATCCGATGCACCTTCAATTAATGCTGGTGATATTATGTACTTTCTTTCAAGTACAATGACCGATCAATCTGCAAATGCATCGTGGCCGGGCGATCCTAGCTATTTAGAAAGCAGATTTGTAAGATTTTCATATAGGTTTAAATTTGACGATAATGAATATTCTATATTTGCGCCATTTACACAAATAGCTTTTATACCTAAACAAAAAGGATATTTTGTAAACGGACAAGAACAACTTGCTGTTAATAGTACAATACTTGAATGGTTTGAAAATGGCATTAATAATATTGAATTAATTGTTCCTTTACCAGACACTACACAAAATATTTTTAGTAGCTATAAAATTAAAGAAATAGATATTCTTTATAAAGAATCAGATCAAATACCCGTAAAAATAATTGACACAATAAGTGTTACGGATATTCCATCAAGTTCAAATAATTATTATACATATAGCTACCAATCAAGAAAACCGGTTAGAACACTTCCTGAAGCACAAACTGTACGTGTATATGATAAAGTACCCGTAAAGGCTAATACTCAAGAAGTTGTTAGTAATAGAGTTGTATACGGTAATTTTAAAACTAAGCACACTCCTCCGGACACAATAAACTATACCGTAAACATTGAAGAAAAAAGAACAAATGGCGGGTTTAATAGTTTTGCAGAATATCCAAATCATACGGTAAAACAAAATAGAACTTATCAAGTAGGCTTTGTATTGTCAGATAAATACGGCAGACAATCTGATGTAATTTTATCCCCAGTTTCTGAATCAAGTGACAATAAAGGATCTACAATATTTGCGCCATATATACCTGAAGACCCGTCAACCCCGGGGGTTCCAGATCAAAATTACATGCCCTACGGTGTAAAAGACTGGTTTGGGAATTCATTAATTTTAACCGTCCAATCTGCTATAACAGGAACTGATGATACCAAGCTTTACGCTGAAGAAATAGGAAGTGGATTTAATATTGATACTACATATCCTCCTATTATTAATGGAAATACTTACTCATTTACACTTTCTGGAACAGATACAGCAGGAATTCCTCAGGAAGGATATTATATGCGCGGCAATACTAAGGATTATGTAAAAATTACTACGGTTACGCCTTTTGCTGGAGCTGCATACGAAGTAATAACAGACGGACAAGTTAGTAATGTTTATTTAAAAAATACAGAAATTGTTTCACCCCTTGAAGACACAAAATTTACATATAAAATAAATCCACTAGGCTGGTATTCGTATAAAATTGTTGTTAAACAAACAGAGCAAGAGTATTACAATGTGTATTTACCAAGCGCTATTAATGCTAATAACTTCCCTACTACTAAAACAACAGACACGGCGGCATCGGTAAGCTATATTGCACTTATTAATGACAACATAAATAAAGTGCCGCGTGATTTAGCGGAAGTTGGTCCTGATCAAAAACAATACCGCAGTAGCGTAAGATTATTTGGCAGGGTACAACCAAATGTTACTGGAACATCCCCCTCTTATGTATACGGAAACAATCAATATTTTCCGCTTAGAACAGCTGACACCTCAACAGCTGTTGGTAATACAGATGATATACTTGGCGATGCGACTACCGCTCCCAGTGCTGCAGCCTCTGTTTTTCAATATGATTCAAACCCAATAGTAGCTAGAATATCTACAAATAAACAATTTGGAATTAATGCAACTGAATTTGGCACTGGTGGAGCTGCAGATAGATTTTCATTAGCAGTATATGAAACAGAGCCAGTAGTTTCTGCATTAGATATATATTGGGAAACAAGTCAAGCGGGACTTATATCTGATTTAAATGCCAAAACTTCTGTAGGGTTTAATGGGCCTGTAGGATTAGAAGGCTGGGAAGATTTATTTAATGAAAATGTTCCTGCGTATAGCCAGGGCCCTGTTCTTCCTGCTTCTGGGGCAGTTACAGAATATTTTTCACCTTTAAAGGCTGATGGAACAAATTTAAATAATTTTACAATTAATATTCATAGTATTACTGATGGTAATAACGACTCTGTTACAGGTAAATTCCAGCTTGAACAAAATCCATTAGCTTCTAATGAATATAGAATTATACTGCTACAAGACGAAGTATTTAATTTTAATAGTGATAATGTAGATGAATATACTTTTACATTTAGAATTACGGATGATGATGCGTTGTCAACATGGGTTAGCGCTGACGTAGTTGAAACATTAAAACTTAAAAACACCGAGCCTAGTTTTAATACCCAACCAGCAGGTACGTTTTATAATTTTGATGAAGAGGCTACTACAAATACATTAATACATAATTTTAGCAATAACTTTCCTAGAAATGGCAGTGCTAGTTTAAGCGGAAATACCGAAGGGCTTAGATGGTCTATCAGCGGAACAAATGCATACTTATTTACCATAAACCCTGTAACAGGTGAACTTAAGCCTACTGCAGACGGTGTTGCAGCCGGGTTAAATACATATTCTATTGATGTAACATTAGCAGACGCTTCAAATACAAACCAATCTTTAGGCACAGGCAGCGAATCGGTTACACAAACATATAATATTGTAAAAGGTTTTACTCAATGGAACGGCACCCAGCAGGGGGTTCCTTTTGGGGCTATATTTACGTTTGATCCTACACAATGTGATGCTGGATGTTATACTGAACAATACCATTGTTTTTATATGACAAATAGCACGTCTATTGCAGCGTCTGACTTACCCAGCTTTTTTAACTCTGGAACATACGGCGCTAATCCCGCTACCGGCGAAAACTGGCAAACCCCTGAAAAAATAGCAGCAGGACACGAAAGAGGCGCATTTTTATTTGGGC